CCCATTTTTGTTAAAATCCAATTTTCTTTTTCTCTTTTACCCCAGTTTCATCAGCATAATTAAATACTTCACACAACGGCATTTCTTTTGCTTCAGCTTTTATTCCTAATTTATCAAATAGAATTTGTACTCTATCTTTAGATAAATCTCCAAATTCATATTTTACTTTTAATCTTCCCTTTCTTAATAATGCTTCATCAATATTAGTAAGTTCATCATTAAAAGTACATATAAATTTAAGATTTAAAGAATCTCCTAAAATTCCATCTGATATATTTAATATAGGTGTAATTAAGTTATTATAGCTAGATCCTCTGTCTTTTAATATAATTTCACAATCTTCTAATATAAATACAGAATTCTTACAACTAAATAAGAAATCCATAAATGCAGTAGTATTTATTTGTGAAAACATAGAACTATCTAGCCAATAAAATTTAATATCTGGATTATCTTTTATTAATTTTCTAATAAAGTAAGATTTTCCAGTACCAGGTTTTCCATGAAGTAAGATTAATGAACTATCTTTTCCTTGAATTTCTTCTTCTATCTTTTCATAAGGAAAATCATCATTATAATTTGTTTCAATATCTACTTCAGTTTCATTAATAGGCATAAGTTTAACATTAAAGTTACCTCTATTGTCGACTGAAACAAATTTTAAATTAGCTTGATCTGGAAATTCTTCTACGATACAACTAATTAAATCTTTACTTTTCTTTATATTTTTGTTAAAAATAGTTCCTCTAAAAACTATAAAATCTTCAGTAACAACTAATTTATATGTTTTCCAAGTATGGACATAACAATTAAAATTATTAATGATATTATTTACAGTTTTATCGACATCTATTTTACCTTTTGGATGATATTCCCCATCTTCGTCCCAATTCTCATCTAGTTCTCTTTCTTCTTTAGTAATTTCATCAAAGAAATACATTACATTAGGAACTCCCCCATATAACTCGTGAAATAACATATAACAAAATTCATCATCATTATTAGATTCAAGAGTTATAGGGTATTGTCTAGATGCCAGTCTATCCATAGCACTTAAAGTTCTACATTCTAGATCTCTTTCTAATACTTCATTTTTCTTCATTTGTCTAGTTCAAATTGTAAAGGTTCATATGCCTCATTATAGGTTTCATCTACAATAGAAACTGTAGCAAAGGTAGTTTCACATTCTGGATATTTTTGCAAATAATGCATAGATGAGTGAATATGACCAGAAATAGCCATTTTAGGTTTATGTTCTAATATAGCATTATATAATATAGCATTACCTGCCCTTTCACCACTATAATATCCTTGTTGTATTACGCCCATTTCTCCTATATCTGGAGCATCATGTGTCAATATTAAATCACAATTATTAGGCATACTATCATATTTTATTCTTAAAAATCCTTCTGGAGCCATAAAAGCCCACTTACCAAATATAGTACACCAAGGAGATCCCCAGAATAAATACTTATTACCATCACTACCTAAATATTCTACAGATTCGTCATCTAGAAATTTTATTTTATTGTCAGTTGTTTTATAAAGTATATTAGAGTATCTACTTTTATCATAATAACATGATTCACCTATATAATCATGATTTCCCCAAACAGCAAATACTTTTTTACAATTTAAAGAGTTTATCCAGTTAGAAAATTGTTTTTTCAACCATCTTTCACTTTTAGGAATATTACTTTGAATAATAAGGGGTAATATATCTCCACAAATAAAGAGAATTTCGAATTCTTCAGTTATTTGAGGTAAAATACCGTGCATATCACTTATGGCAATACATTTAATCATCTCTTAAATTTTGTAATTCCTCTTCAAGACCTTCTTGAATTGTATGTTTAGCAAAAGTTTGGGAATACATAAGTCCAACAAAATATTTAACTAAATCAATCCCAGAAACACCATCTTCTTCATGAAAATCAACTCTAGTTTTTAATCCATCTATACAAATTTCAATGTATCCATTCATAATTTTTAAAATTAAAAATAAAGCCTTCTAACGAACTTTTATATTGAGGATAATAAGTTTATCATCTACAAAATTTAAGCTCATTAGAAGGCTTCTAAAGTACCTTAAAATTAATTTTTATTCCCAAACTCCGAGGTTTAATTTACCACCTTTTGATTGGATAATTTGAGAAATTCCAAAAATTAATTTTTGCTTAATATATCTTTTAATTTCAAAAGGAGAGTTATTCAGGAAACTCTGTATTTCCTTCTATTTCTGTTGTTGTTTGATCTTCTCCCGATTCTTCAGGATTTTTTTCTACCATTTCATCAGCTATTTCCTCTGCAATTTTAAGATTATCATGATCATAAGCGATCATGTGAATTACATCACAATAATCTATATCGTCATCAGTCTCCATAGTTTTAATAAGAAGTTCAAAATCTTCATCAAAACCAGTTAAAACTACATTGACTGCTACAGTATCTGGAAGTATCTTATAAGCATTATCTTTAGATGATCCACTATTTATTAAAGATTTATATATTTTATAAGAATCTTTACATAGATCTATCCAAGAATTTTTAGCCTCTACATTTTCATGAAATGAATTACTAGTTATAGTAATATTATTATCATCAACAATAGGATTACTTACACTAACATCTAAATACTTTATTTTAGATAATTTGTTTGCAGTGTATCTATTAGTAACAATAGAATAAGTACTTCTTTTAGAATGATATTCAGATACATTAAATAGGAAAATTAAATCACTATGCCTATTATTTTCAAATATTACTCTATAATTAGTAGTTATAAAATAAACATATAGTATACCTTCCTGGTCAGATTTAAATCCTTTAACAATAGAATTTGGATTATTTTGGTAGAAATTAACTAATTGCATTCTATTCATATAATCCTCCTTATTACCAGGATCAGGTTTTCCTACTGGAACAGTTAAATATATAGTACCATGCTCTAGTATATCTAGATTTTTACCATTTTTAACAGATTCTTGTAGATTATCTTTCATAAGAATATTATTACAATTTTCAATATGATTTATAATATTCTCAAAAAGTTTTCCTTGGGCATTAGATATATCTTCAATAGTAGAATTATCTGCTAAAATAGCATCAGAATCTAATTGTTTTAAAATACCGACTTTAGGATTAATTACTTGCATAAAATATTATTTTTTATATAATCTACCATATTATTGAACTTATTATTAAATTCCTCTGAAGAAATTTCATTATTTTCAATAACAATTAGTAGATTTTCTTGTAAATCTGTAGTTATTGTCCTATTACCTATTTTTAATGCAGTATAACATACATCAATTCTATCTTGTCCATGATAACGAACATCATTAACATTCAGTATTTTATACCTGATATTTCCAAGCTTAAAACATTTTCCTACAAGATATTTATATTTTTCTGACTCTTGATTTTTAATTTCCTTATTTATTTCATGGAGTTTTTGTTCTAACTCCATTTTCTCTTCCATTAGTACTCCTAAACTTTTCATAACTCTTTTTCAATTCTTACAAATGATATGTTGTATACTCCAGGAAATTGCTTCTTAATTTTACTAAGAGCATTCTCCTTACTATAACCATCCATAAAATATAAATCTACATCTTTATCATAAGAATTATATTGAATACTAAAAATATAACGCTTCATTATAAATTGAAATTAAAAATTAATAAAAAGGGAGTTATTTATTAATAACTCCCCAACTATTTAAAAATTAAAATATTGAAATTATGACGTTAGTCAACAATAATATTAACTATTTGACGACCAGTTTCTCCTAGTCCTGTAACAGTCTTAACTGTGTGTCCAAGTTCCTCTAATCTCTTAGCAGTTACTTGAGCACGTTTTAAACTAATAGCCTTATTATACTTCTCTGAACCAGGACTGCTAGCTTCTCCTTCAATTTCTACAATAGATCCTGCTGGAATTGACTTAAGAATATCATCATTTAAAGCATCAATTTTTGTACTATTGTAATCGAAATTTAAAGTATATAATTTCCTAGGACTTTCTTTATAAATAACTTTTTCTACTATACGATCCTGTATAATAACTTCAGGCTCTTTATTTCTTAAAGAATTTACTTCTTCCATTAAAGTATTATACTCTTCTTGTGTATATTTATAAGGACACAACTTAAAATTATGAGTTCCATTAGAATTCTTAAACTTATAAGTTAAACCAGCTTGTACACCATACCAAGAATTTTTATGATCGAAACATGGTTGATTTACATGTTTGAATCCTTTACTAGGAGTTAAATTAAAATTATATTCTGGAACAATATTTAATTGCCAACTATCATTAAGATTAAAATTAAATTCTAGTGCATAATGAGTCATAATGTCATTGGTATGCTGTGTTCCTTCTTTTAATATTACATCATTATATGTAAATCCATGATTCCACCCAATACCTGCTACAGCAACTAATTCTACTGGACGAGGAGTTCCTTTATAACCTGCAAATAAATTATTTAAATTAAATTTAGAATTAGCAATTACATTGACATAATTAACCCAATTACGTCCTTGAAAATTGCCAAAATTACTACCATTTTCGAAGCCGACTTGTCCTTCAATTCCTGCTCCAAATACTGGAGTAATCATTTTAGTAATGTCTAGACTTGCAACTCCTTCAATAGAATGTCCCCAATCTTCATAACCATTCTGATTAGGATTTGTTAAAGCAGTAGCTCCACCTTTTACTCCTACAGAAATATTATCAAATAACTTAGAACTTTCTACAGTTTGTCCAAACATACTAAAAGTTGCAAATAATGCAACAATTGTAAAAATTAAATTTCTCATATTATTTTTAATTAGTTTATTATTCAGTATCTACATTTTCTAATTTATCTATAGCCTCACTAATTTCTTTTGGATGAGTAACTCCATGCCAAATCTTTATAATATCTCCAAACTCATCTGTAAGAACTAGTGTAGGAAGTGATTTTATACCGTATTTAATGCACAAATCTTCGTCAGTTTCTTCATCTACAGTATTTTCTTCAATATTTACTGGTATAATAGGAACCTTGTCGAAATCCTTTAATAAATTTGTTTGTGACTTACACGGCTGACACCAATCTGCATAAAATTTGTATAGTTTCATATTTCTTGATTATTTAATTCATCTGCTTTATTTAAATACCAAAGAGCTTTACCCAAATCTTCTACATATTTATTTTTATATTTGCAGCGCCAAAGATACTTAAAAGCATTCAATCTACAAAATATTTCAACATCTTTTTTTCCATATGCAGCTATCATAGCATCAATACACTCAATAGAACCAGTACAATAATGTTCTGGATGATTTATATTATCATGTTCCTCCATAATTAATTGATATTTTTTAAAGTACCAAATTTATATCTATTAAATAAAGCTGACGGTATCTTACTACTTTTTCTAAAATTCCTATCTGGTTTTCCATGTTCTTTATAAAGTCTATCTTTAAATACATATATTGAAAAAGTTAAACTTCCTCTATTTAAAAATCTAGTTTTATAATAACAAGAAGTTCCATTATGAATATCATAAGAGTAGTATTTAGATTCTTTATTAATAGTACCAGAGTTCATTAGTGAATCCAGAATTTACCAGTTTCAGGAACTGCTGGTATAGGTAACTTTTCACAAAATACACTAGCAGAATTTTCCATAAACTCTTTTAATTTATTAGGTACAATATCTACAAGTTCTTCTGGAAATTCTACTAAAGCTTCATCATGAACTAAATCACACAATAATACTTTTCCAAAATAACCATTTTTAACAATCCATTTAAAGAATCGAATCATAGCATACTTCATAATAATAATACCTGTACCTTGAGTACAACTATTTAAACTTTTACGTTCAGCCCATTTAGAAATAGCACCACTATGTTCACTTAATTCTTTTTTAGAATATGTTAATTTTCTTATTTCTTCTGGCTCTTCTTCTATAGATTTCCATTTAGGAAAATCTTCCCAATATGTTTTATGACCAGTCTTTTTACAAATAACTACATAACCATATTTTCTAACAAATTTAGAACCTCTTTCTTTAAATTTAGCAATACCTTTAAAACCTTCATTATAATTATCAGCTATATGTTGAGCTTCTTTCATAGTACACCCAAGCTGATCTTTAATAGCCTTAGCTGTACCTCCAAACTGTTGAGAAAACTCTACAGGTTTAGCTCTATCTCTTAAATCAGGTCTTAATCTTTTTATATCTTTAACTTCTATACCTTCTAATTCTTTAGGGAAACAAGCCTTAGCAGTTAATGAATGAATGTCGCCACTGCCTTCTAGAAATTCTTTTATCATAGCTTGTTCATTATATATATTAGCTCCAAGTCTAGATTCCATAGCAGAATAATCACAGCTAGTCATTAAATTACCATCTTCTGGTATAAAACAATGTCTAACTTCTTCTTCTTTAGGAAGAGTTTGTAATGCTACATATCGACATCTAGAAGGATCAATTCCCTTTAATTTAGCTAAGTCATGATTTCTGGCAGTATCATCTCCACAAGACATACGACCAGTATCTGCTCCAAGTTGTTTAAAAGTAGTATATATTCTTCCAGTATTAGGATTTATAGAATCTATATAAGTATACCCATAAGTAGAATATTGTTTATAGGCCTCCTTATATTTTAAGAAAGTATTCAGTAATTCATCATTAATTCCCTTTTGAGATTCTAGTACACTCTCAGCTAAACTCTTTTTTACTTCATGAGTATCC